TTCGTGTTTGATTACAAAACGCTACAAAAAACAGCAACAAGTCTTATTACAAATTTTGGCGCTACTGCAACCATAACAAGAAATGAAGGTCGTAGATTCGACCCTGCAAGCGGCAAATATTTTACAGGTCTTACTGACACTTTTACGGTAAAAGCTGTTAGAGCGCAATTTAACGCTATGGAAAAGGCCGGAGAAAACGTGCAAGAGAATGATGTACGTCTTTTAATGCAGTCAGGCGTAACAATACCAATAATTAATGACTCTATAACATTCGATTCAGTTGAATATCGGATTATGGGAATTAAGACTGAATCACCTTCTGGGACGGATGTTTTTTATGACCTTCACTGTCGATCTTAAAGAATTTGCCGAAAAAACAAAGGCAAAGCTTTCTGATGTTGTGCAAGAATCTGCTATTGACCTATTTTCTGAGATTATTAGGGAAACACCTATTGGCGATCCATCTTTGTGGAAGTATCCAGCGCCAGCTGACTATAAACCTGGGAGTTTGCAAAGTAACTGGCAATGCACTTTAGATTCGTCAGCATCTGGTCAATTAACAGCAATTACCACTGATACGGCTACAATTTCTGCAATGTCATCGGTGGTTTACAACGCGCAGCCAGATCAACCAATATTTTTGACTAATAATTTGCCCTATGGCGAGAGAATTGAATATGGAAGTTGGTCGCACATACAAAAACCTGAAGGAATGGTAAGAGTTAGCGTTAGCAAGTTCCAAAACAAATTAGCAAAAGCATTATCTAAGGTGGCAGCATGACTACAATATTTGCAGACATAAGCTCCGCTTTAGACACTAGATTAAGTTCCCTTGCTGGATATTCTCCAATTGCATGGGAAAACACACCATTTACTCCTGTCAAAAATACGTTGTATTTACGTCCTACTATTTTGCCAGCCTCTACGATACAGGCGGCTTTAGGCACAAACGGTATTGATGAATATTTAGGGATTTACCAAATAGATATCTTTGCGCCTAGTGGTTTAGGGCGTGGTGAAGCAGAAACAAAAGCCGATGCAATAGCCGATCACTTTAAACGTGGTACAGATTTATCTAAAAATGGCAAAACAATACGGCTTGGTAATGTATCAAGAAACACAGGGATAAAAGACGAAGATCGTTTTGTTATTTCAATCTCTATTAACTATATGGCTCATATCACTCCGAGGTAAAATATGACTATTGCAACTGGCTCACGCCACAATCTTGCCTATGTTCTTGAATCAACATTTGGCACAACTCCATCGTCCCCAGGATTTACACCAATTCGTCACACTGGTACAACTTTAGGTCTGTCAAAAGATGCGGTTGAATCAGAAGAATTGCGTGAGGATCGTCAAATTGCTCATTTTAGACATGGCAATAAGTCTGTTACTGGTGATATTAACTTTGAAATGTCTTATGGCGGCTTAGATGCGTTAATTGAAGCCACTTTATGCGGAAGTTGGTCAACTAACGTACTTAAAGCTGGTACAACTCGCAGAAGCTTTACCGTAGAGCGTTATCATCAAGATATTAGCAAGTATTTGCGCTCTACTGGCTGTCAATTTAACTATATGTCGTTAAACGTAGCACCTAACTCTATGGTTACAGGCTCTTTTGGCGTTATTGGCTCTGGATTTACTACATCTGGGTCTGCACTAGGTAGTTCTACGTACAGCGCAGAGACAACAACAGCACCTTTTGACTCATTTACTGGCTCAATTACTGAAGGTGGTTCTGCTATTGCTGTTATTACAGCGTTAGAATTGCAAATAGACAACGGAATGGAAGCATTATACGTTGTTGGTTCTGCTGATACGCTGNTACCGTCTATTGGTAAGTCNAGNGTTACAGGATCGGTCACTGCCTACTTTGAAAATACAACACTTATTGACAAGTTTATTAGTGAAACTTCATCTGCTATTCAATTTACGCTAACAGATGCAGCTGGCAATGATTACATCTTTAGTTTACCTAACATTAAATATAACTCTGGTAATCCTGAAGTATCTGGTCCTGAAGCCATTACGGTAACGTTAGATTTTGTTGCTTTGTACAATTCTAGTGATGCATCACAAATCAAAATTACTCGCGTACCATCTTAATTTAATAGATCGAGGACAATAATGGACATTAACCAACTGTGTACAGCAGACGCGCATGAAGAAGGGGCTGAAATACGCATTGTAAGCCCCTTAGATGGCAAAGAAACCGATTTTTACATAACCCTAAAGGGCATTGACTCAAAGGCTTACAGAAAGGCTGTACGTAAGTATCACAGAGCTTTGCTAAATGAGGAAGAGGGCGGTGAAATTGATCTTTTAGTTGCAATAACAAAAGATTGGCGTGGGCTTAAAGATGGTGACAAAGATATAATTTTTAGTGCGGAAAAAGCAAAAGAATTATATGCAAATGCTCCTAGTGTGACTCAACAGATCGACCAGTTTATTGCAGATCGCAAAAATTTTATGAAAGACTAACAAAAGAACTAGGTAAATATGCCAAGTGGCAATTTTGGTCACTTGGTTATGACAAAGGTTCAAAAGTTAGTCGGATAAATAATCTAAAGCAAATTGCAAAATCTATCGGCAAGAAACCTAAAGAATTAGAAAACGCACCAAAATTAGACCCAAAACTAAATTATTTGTGGTCTATTTTTGTTGAATTGAAGAATTCTAGTGAAAATTCTATCTCTTTTCCTGAAATCAACGCTTATATGCAGATATATGGCGATCTTAGCGTCTTTGAAATTGACACAATNTGTCATTTAGACACTTTACACTCTCAAGAGGTTAATAATTATGGCTGATATTTCACAGTTAGTTATCAGCGTTGATAGTAAGGGTGTAGTCACTGCTACGGGTAATTTAGAATTACTTAACAAGTCAGGCAAAAAAACCGAAAAAACAACTGAAACTCTTGATCAATCAGTTAAAAAGTTGACCAAGCAGTTTGAAAGGCAAGCTAGAAATGCTGGCAAATCTGCAAATGAAATAAAAATATTAGATTTAAAGGCAAAAGGCGCAACCGATGCTCAGTTAAAAGCCGCGCAAGCTGCAATGAAAAACGCAGAAGCAATGAAACAACAGGCTGATGCTGCAAGATTTGCATCTATGTCAGCTGGCGAAACTAACGGTGCATTTAGAGCGATGCGAGGCTCTACCCAACAATTATCCTGGCAGTTACAAGACGTTGCAGTCCAAGCGCAAATGGGAACTAGTGCGTTTATGATTATGGGCCAACAGGGGCCGCAAATTGCTTCTATTTTTGGTTCTGGTGGTGCTGTTTTAGGTGCTTTGATTGCGTTTGGCTCTATTTTAGCAGGTGCAGTGTATAACAGCCTAAATGACACTGGCGATGCAATGGAGAAACTAAAAGAAACTAATAAAAGTTTAATTGATAGTTTTGACGATCTCACTGAAGCGCAAAAAAAATACGCTAGGTCATTGGCGCAAACTGAAATTGCAGAAAATAATGCTCAAATTAGAGAATTACAGCAAGAATTAAATCAGCTAAAAGACATTAGGTTAAATTTTAGTGAAATATTTACTCTTGATCCGCTTACTTTTGAAGAAAGACATAAAGAGATTGAGAGACTTAAATCCGACATTGATACGCTAGGAGAGAGAAACAAAAATTTAGTTCGTCAAACAGACGATACGACTGATGCAACTGAAGATTTAATAAAAAAATTAAAGCAGGAAAAAGCTGAAATAGGTGCAAATAGCGTAGCTCTTGCTTATCAAGAAGCTGTAAGAGCAGGGGCAAACGATGAGCAATTACGAAGTGTTGTTTTACTTGCAGCACAAAATTTAGCAGCAGAAGAAGCCCTTGAAAAAACAGAGAAAAACAATAAAGCTGTTGATAAATCTAAAGAACAACAGAAAGAATATAACGCAAATTTACAGCATCAATTAAAACTTTTAACTGAAACTGGCCCAGCTTTAGATGCCTACAAAGCACGTGTAAAAGGTGGCACAGAAGAACAGCAGAAAGCAAATGCTGAATTAGAAAGACAAATACGTACAACAAAAGAAAAAATTAAAGCCGATNCTGANGCAGCAAAAGCAAAAGCAAAGGCCGATGCTGACGCGGCAAAAGACAAACAAAGAGCAGAATCTGCTGCCTTAAAACGAGGTGATGAAGCTCAAAAATTAATGCAAGACATTGAGCTTGCAAATATGACTGAGCTTGAAGTTTTAAAAGCGCATCTAACAACTAAAGGCGGCTTGCTCCTAGAGTTTTTACAAGAAGATCATATTACTTTAGATCAATATTTAGCGATGGACGCTGAACTTCAAGAAACATACCGACAAGCAGAGGAGTTGGCTAATCAAGAAAGTAATAAAAAGAAACTAGCAGATGCAAAAGCTTATGCAGATGCAAAAAATCAATTAGATCAACAATTATTATCTTCAGCATCTGCGCTTACAGGACAACTTGCTGGCATTGCAGAAGAGGGCTCAACAGAAGCTAAAATACTATTTGGTATACAAAAAGCGATTGCTATAGCAACGACTGTAATAAATGCTGAAGTTGCGGCTGCAAAAGCATTAGCAACAATTCCACCGCCAGCAAATGTTGGGTATGCAAATGCCATAAGAGCAATGGGTTATGCATCAGCTGGGATTATTGCTGGCACTGCTATTGCCGGAGGTCGAGCATTAGGTGGCCAAGTTAGGGGTGGCGAATCCTATCTTGTTGGTGAGCGTGG